CATTAAACATGTTGGAGAATCTCTTTCTCAAACGACCAACAAACTTGGTAAACTTCAGTTCGTCTCTGAGGATTTCGGAAGATCTTCCCAGATTAAATCCACCTTCGCCATCCATGCGAGACGGGGGGACGTTGAGTGATCTGTATAACTTTTTCTTAAAATACTCAATGTCTGTGATTTCTCCCAGATTCTGCCCTCCAGGAAGAGTAGAAATTTCAGTACCACGTCCTCCTTCTCTTCGTGGTAACCAAAAATCCTCAAGCATTGCCATGTATTTTTTATCATCACGAATTTCTCCAGTGTTTGCATCGTAGACAAGCTTATTACGATATCTCATCATAACGTCACGGAGATATTGTTCTGCCTTAACTTTGGGTAGATTGCCAACGTCAATGTAGAAAATTCTACGTTCTGGTGCTCTACTTAAACGATAGATGACCAGTGAATCCTCAATCATTCTAAGTTGATTGAGTGATTTAATTGCTTTGTGAAGATAAGAAAGAGTTGATCCCTTGTTTCTATCTACAAGACCAGAAGTGCAGTATGCAACGGAATCTTTTGTCATTTTGATTCCATTATTTGCAGTTGTCTTCATTGGGTTTGCCCCATATCCTGCTTTAGGATTGTACATGAAGAACTCTTCAATTTCTGGGAAAACGTTCTCCATTGGATCATCGTTTCTCAGAGGATTGAGTCTCCTAAAATCTGCTCTTTCGTCTTTCTTTTGCTTTCTTATATAACGCATTTTCATTGCGTCAATATAACGTAATTCCTGAATGCCTTCGTTTGGATTTTTTAAATCGATAATTTTATGATAATAAATGCGTCCGTCAATATACCAATTGCGGAAAATTTCGTGTGCCTTCTTATCAAAATCAAGTAGATCTAAAATGTATTTGAATTCTCTACGAATCTTATTCTTAATGCCATCACTTGCATTGAGATTAGAAAGTTCAATCTCAACAGGACTGTCGTTTGAATCAGATACAACTGCTTCATTTACAATATCTTCAATAGCACTGTCACACTCAGGGTGTATTGACATTTCACGATATCGTTTGATTAACTCAAACTCATTTCTATAGACACCTTCAAGATCTACATGAGTACCAAAAAAACCACTACTCGCGTAGTGGTCAACCCCGTCCTCATTACTGGGAGGAACCGGGGAGACCGCTCCGGGAGATAGTGGTTCTGTGTCCTCAATCGAGAACCCAAATAACTTGGACATGATTATATTTTTATGGTTATCCTCAGACTATTTATTAGTCCTGAGATTATCCATTTACGTTCTGTCTGGCGCTACCTGCTGCTCCAGTTCCCTTAAGAATGCGAATCGACTGAACCTGGAAGGTAACAGTGAACTCTTCAATCGTATCAGATGAATCGTAAGACAGATCGATAGCAGATACTTCCGTGGGGAAGATATCAACGAATTCGTATTCTGCCAGAACAGCGTTTGATTCTCCAGAATTATCAGTGCTGCTGGGAGATGAACCTCTACCCAACTGATAAACTTTTGCTGCTGCCATGTAAGCATTAGGGCTTGTAGCACCTAAGTTGGTGTCAAGTGATGCGATCTGTTCAGTCCAGAATTCCATCGCTCTTCTGAGTCTGAAGTCTTCATCGTTGATGATGGTGATAGTCCATGTATCGATGGTTCTATCTCCAGCAACTTTGAAGATTCTTCCTCTGAAAGGAACGTCAATAGAAGCGATGTTCTGAGCGGGCAGGTTTGCTGCCTTACACAGGAACGCCATTTGAGTTGCGTCATATCCTGGAAGAGAGAATCCAAGACCCTCTCCATCAAGAGTGAGTTCTACCTCAAACAGATTAGGGCGAGCGCCACCCCCAGCAAGTCTAGACTTAAACTGGGAGATAGTTCTGTTTTCTTTTGATGCTGCCATTTTTTTAGTCCTCCTTTGTTATTTAGATAATGTTGATCAAACAGTGCCTACAACTTCTTCAAAGGAAACACCAGTTCTGGTAGCAACGAACGTAAGAGTGATGTAGTTAATCGACTTAGTTGGCTTCAGGAAGATGTCCGCTCTAAATTCATTATTATCGATGATATCAGGTGTGTTATTTGAAGAATCACAAACAACGAGGAATCCGTAAAGACCTCTCTTTGCCTGAACATCACGGAGGAATGGTTCAACAATATTTCTGAAGTTTGCTCTTGTCAACTCATCATTGAGTTCAAAGAGTTGTGCTTCTGCTGCTCTTGCAAGTGCCTGCTCAACTGTGAGGAAGAGACGGCGAACGTTGATTCTATCGAATGCAGATGCAAATCCGAGAGCAGTCTTGTCTCCGAAGAGAAGTGTTCCAATACCAGGTTTGGTGATGAAGGAGTTAATTCTCTTAGGATAGAGACGATCTCTTTGTGCCTTGCTTGGGTTATATGCAAGTTTTACAGCGTTGTTGATAACACCACGCTGCTGACCAGCGGGTGAGAACCATGGGAACGCAGTGATTGACGTGCGAACCATGAGACCAGCAACGTCTGCGTTAGCAGGAACATAACGGAACTCGTTATTGAATCTATCAAACTGATACTTGTAACCACTATCAAATACCGCGTAAGAGGAAGAACTTAACGAGGAGAAGTAGTTAATCAGATTATTAGTTTGATCATTCGAGTTGGTTACGTTGATCAGGTTTGCTCTATGAGGTCCGATAACTGCCATACAATCCTTTCTCTCATTTGCAAGAGAGATAAGTTTGTTTGCTTTTGCCTGAGTTTCTGCCTCAGTATCGCAACCAGGACCCATGATCAGGTAATCAACTTCAATCTCATCTTTGTTTGAGAAGAGATCGTATGCTCTCATGTTATCAGCGAGGGTTCCCTTCATTCCACCAACAACAGTCGTGTAATCGAGACCGTTGAGTAGTTCGTATGTTACGTTACCCAGAGCAGAGAAAGTAACACCTTGAGCATCCTGACGGAATGAACCATCAGCGATGGAAACAGGTGCGAATGCATTTGTATCACCACTTGTCGTGGTAAATCCAGTTGCCTTAGGTGAGGTTCCGTGATATCCATCACCTGCGAGTGATGGGTTAAGACCTGCATAGATGTTCTCGGAGAAATCTGCGAGATAATCCTTGTAGTAAATGTTCTGTGGAGCATTTACGTTAGAGATTGCATCACTTGCTTTAGAAAGACTCAGGTGTGTCTCAAGGACATTTCCTCTGATACCGGTGATGCTTCCGGTGTCATCAACAACAACGATGTGAACAGCGTCGTTTCTACCATCTCTGTCACTAACATAGACGTTAGTGGTGGGTTTTGGTGCAAGTGTCTTCCAATAAATGGTTTGATTGCTGAGACCCAGAGTTTGCTCCTCGTACCAGTCTTTGACTGAGAGTGCAACAGGGGTGAATGACTTAGCACCGTCTGCTCCAGATCCGGTGTTAAAACCAACGCCGTTTACTGGGAATATAGCGTCACTAGCATCAAATGATCTAAGTGCGTTTCCTTCAGCGTAA